AAGATTTGTAAGAGCTTGTAGCTGTTGACCAACTTGTGGATTCATCACAGCCTGCATTTGTAGTTGTTGCATTTGTAACATTTGCTCTCTAAACTCTAGTTCTACTTGTTCTTGAGCCATAATTGATATGTGTTCTAAGATATTTTTTTGTATTGCAGCCATTACAGCAGGATTATTTCTAACCATGTTAGTTGACATAAAATTTAAGTGTGCAGTTATGTGGGCTCTATGATCTTGACCCGGAAAAGCTTGAAAAGGTTTACCAGCCAAAGCATTTATGTGCTCCATACTTGGGTCCATTGGCGCTGTTGGCGCTGGTGGTGGTAAAACTGCATCAACATTTTTTACACCAATTGCTTCGTACATGTTTCTGTATATTTGATACATATTATGTAATTGTGGATTTGATGTTGCAATTTGTAATTGTGTTTGTGCAAGTGTAATTCTTTGCGACATAGAAAATATATTTGGGTCTGCAACTGGCACGACATCTATTCTATCGTCAAAGTCTGCTTGTTTAATATTTCTTTGTCCACCCACGACATCATATGGATACTCTGGCGGTAAATATTGTGAAACAACTTTTGCTAATAGTTTAAACTCATCTTTCATAGCTGCGTAACATCTTTTGTGTATCGCACTCATGACTCTTGAACCACGTTCTAACAGTGCAATCGTAGTTCCTACAGCTGCTCCCTGGTTACCATCACCAATTTGCATATCAGCAATTGCTGCGAATCTTTGACCTGCTTGTACAACTATACCTAATAAATTTAATAATGTTTGAGATGGCTCTTTGTATGGTAAAGGAAAGAATGCATCTCTTAAATTACCACCTGGTGCATCTACATCTTTAAACTCACCGGGTTGTATTGGTGCTGCCTCATCTCTTACTCTAACACCTCTTTGTTTAAATCCTGCTGGTAAGTTTGATAATGTGCCCGCATCTAATAATTGACGGAGAGCCGCCGTTGCCGTACGACTCAATCCGCCAATCATGTGAATGAGTCCAAAGCCATAAAATCCTAGTCCTGGCAGAAATTTGAAATGGACAAAATATTGGATTTTATTTTTCTTTAGATCATTGGGCGCATAGTTTCTCCTTATAGAGAGAACTAATCGGCTACCTTCTTCTACAGTTACTATGTAGGGTAATTTTATTCCCGTTGGTTGACCTTCACCGTCAACCTCTTCGAAACCTTCTAAATCTAAATTAACATGACACTCTAAAAGAGTATACATGGTATCTTGTCTACCAACTTTTTTAGTGCCATCTAATTCTCTTTCTTTTTTTTCAACATCGTTTTTTTCTACAGTGCCTGGTGGAGCTAACTCTATGTCTCTATAAAAACCTGACACTTGTTGTTTTCTTAATTCGTTTTCTGAAATTTTTACAACATGTATTACAGACTCTGCATCATCCAAACTAGTTGCAGTGTAAGGTACAACTAACTCATCTGCAGGTATAAATTTAGATACGACTCTACCAAGAGGCACATCGTAATAAACTTTTTTAAATGTAGAACCTGCTAGTGGTAAATGAAACAACATAGAATCAAACTCTTCTTCATATTCTTTCATTTGATCCATTACTAAATAATTCATGTAATCTTTTACACGAACCGCCTGTTGCTCTGTCTGTGGATTTTTTACACCTATAATCTGTGTTCTTACTGGTCCGTCTGATGGTAATAATTCTTTATAAGCTTGCGCTTGAAACTGTGTTACTGCCTCTGCTAAAACAGGGTGTGTTGCACCTGATGCTCCTTGAAAAGGCTCTGTTCTATTTTCATATTTAAATCCTAAAAGATCTAAACCTTGTGTGTAAGACTGTTCCCAATCTTTTCTTGATGCTTTATAGTCCATGTAATTTTGAACCATATCACCACCTATTGGATCTAAAATATCATCAGGTAAAATATCTGCTAGATTATCAAAATGATTTTCTGTTCCAGGTATATTTATAGCTCCCGGTTCAAAGTCTATTGTTGCGCCGCCATCTTCTTCTGGTATGACCTCTATAGGTCCTTTTTCTGGTGTCTCCTCTTCAACCTCGACTTTTTGTATTTCTTCCTGTGTAGGAAGATCTATTTCAGTACGAGTGTTACTAGGGAGTCCTTTGTCTATTTCTGCCATTTATTACTCCTTTATCTTCTTAACATTATTATACTCAATAGGCAACCCATCTGGTGTGGGCCCTGCATCTGGCGCTGGACCCTCCTCTACGCCAGCTTGTTTAGCTATTCCACCACCTGCAAGCTCTACTTGTTGCGTAGGATCAGGGAATAATTTATCCATAATCATTTGTTTAAAATTAGATCTTTTTGTTGCTCTTTCTAAATTCTTTTTAGCTTCTTTACTTTTAACTCTTTCTTTACCTTTTTCAAAAATTTCTTTTGCGTCTTCTAGTTTTAGTTCTGTTTGTATTCTAGGTTGAGCAAAGTCGCTGTCTAATCCAGAAAAGTCCTCCGCTATTTGAGTATCCATCTCATCTTGTTTAACAACACTTCTTGCTTCTCTTTCTTCTGGATCGAGTGATAAAACTCTTTTAGTTGAACCTATTAGATCTGTTCCTATAAGACCATATTCTAATGCTTCTAAAACTGGTTTACCCTCTTCAAATTTTTTAGCAGCATCATAAGCCATTACAGGTGTCATAGCTATTCCAAAAACTTTAAGAGCTCCTCTTATGTATCTAGCTTTTGCAAAGTCGCCTGGAATAGATTTTATTGTTTCTCCTAAAGCTGTTAAGCCAGGTATTTTTGCAGCCAACATCATTTTTTTATTTTCGGCTTTTTTAGCTAATTCTAAAACTTTATTTTTAAATTCTTTTTTTTCAACATCTGAAAAATTTTTAAATTTTTTATTTCCAAAATTAGCTAACGCACTTGGATTTTTATCAACACCTCTTCTAATTTGTGACAGTTCTATAATAGTTCCATTTGAGTCAAACACTGGACTATACTCTATGTAACCTATTGCGTTTTTCATATTTGCAGGTAATTTTGCTTTTGCTCTGCTAACTAAACTTTTTGATTCCGCGTTTAAATCATTTAATCTTTTTAAAGCATCAGGGCTAGATAAATCCATACTACCTATTTCATCAGCTATGTCATTTAATCTTAAATTAAATCCACCTAAACTTTCATTAATATTTTTATCTAGTATCATTACATCTTGCGGACTAAAATCAGCCAAACCACCAATAGGAAATATGTGATGAAAATTTTTAGCTTGAGTCCCTGATATAGCAAAACCTTGACTATTTCTAATTCTATTAGTTCTTTTAACTGTGCCTTCTGGAATTTGTCCTGGTGGAACTCTAGGTCTACCTGCTTCTTCTACAACACCAAATTTTACTTCCCCAGCTTTAACTAATCTATCTAATTTTGTGTCAGATATTTTATCTTTATATTTTTTTAAAATTTGTTTACGAGATTTTGTTTTTGCATCTTCTCTAATTCTATCTACGACACCATAGTCAAAATCATATTGATTTTTTTGTGGAGGTGAAACACGTCTTTTTATTTTTTTATTTTCTAAATATCTTCTAATAGTTTCTCTATCTACGTTATATTCTTTGGCTAAATCAACAGTGGTTGCACCATCTTTATATTTTTCTATGATTTCCTTTCCAATACCACGAGCATCAATTAAATTTCTTCTTGAACCACCTACAGGGACATTAGAATAAAAAGTTCCAAACCTATTTGTTCTAGGGTAAATATGTCCTGTGCTTTTATCATAAAATGGTTTAGTAGAACCACCCTCATTAAGTTCTAGTCTTTCTGCTTCTTTATCTTGTTTTACAAAAGCGCGAAATGCTCCTTTTGAATTACCTATATTTTCGACAAGATAATTCTGCATGTCGTTAAATTTTTTTAATTCCATTATTCTCCTAACATGTAAGCTAGGCCACCGGCAGCTTTTTTAATTGGTGGTGCAGCTTTTTTAGACTCTTCTATAATTTCTTTTTGAATTATTTCATCTATAGCATCAGCCCCTGCTTGTGTTCCGTCTTGATCAAACTCTATTTTATATTCTTCGTATTCAGCACCCTCGTCTATAAATTTTTGTGTATCTGGATCAACGTCTTTTTTAGGCGCCTTATATTCCAAAACAGTTCTATCTTCTATAACGTCAAAACTTTTATCACCAGAAGTTCCAATACCCATTTTATCTTTTGTAATCTGTGCATCACCTGTTGTAATATCTTCTGTTAAAGTATATTGGTCACCATTCTTACCTATGTAAGAATATTCATCCACTCTTTCTGCTGGTCCTACTTTTGATTGTTTTCCAAACATTTTTATTTTTGCAACAAGATCAAAAAAATACGATGGAGCTTGTGTTACAGTTTCTGTTGCTTTCTCTATTACAGGCGCTGCTTTCTCTGCACCTTTAAAATATCTACCAAGAATAGGTAATGTTGCAAGACCACCCATAATTTTCATAAACGTTCTTCTGTCCATACCTTTTTTCAAACCTATACGACCACCGTCTGCAAACATATCTTCTGGATCTATATCTACATTTCTTTCAAAGATATGGTCTTCTGTATCTTGTAATATTTTTTTAGCATCTTCTTGTGATAAATTTTTATATTGACCTTTTCTACCAATAATTTTGTTTGCTTCTTTCATGGCATCAATAGGTTCCATTGCTAAGATTCTTTCTACAGTGGATGCTACACCTGACTCAATTCTTTTTTGTAATTCTTTAGCCTCTGCATTTCTTTCAAAAAATTCTCTGTTTATTTTTTTACCTGATTGTGAGCCACCTACAATGGGTTTGTTAGGATCTAATTTTTCTCCTTGTAAATTAAACACTTCACCTTTTATTATGTTTTCAACTTGATCTACGTTTTTAATTGCATTTGGATCAACACCGTTTCGCATTAATCTCTCTGCGGTGATAGCTGTGTTTAAATCTACAAAATCTTTTTTAGGTAAAGTTGTTAAAACACCTTTTGGTTGTTGTTTAAGAGCAGTTTTTATTACCCATTGCTTAATAAAATCTATTCCTGTTTTTACAGTTTTAATCTTTGACATTATTTTTTCGTAAATATTTTGTAGCCTTTTTTAACAGCTGCATCATCAAGTGGTTTGTTTTTATAAGATTTAATTAATTTTTTAAACTGTTTTTTTGCTTCTTTTATTTCTTTACCAGGAACTTTGACCATCATCTTTGGATCTTTAAGCATCTTACTCACAGGATCTTTTTTCGCTTTCTGTGTGCCACCTTTTGTTTTTGCAAATGCCTTTATAATCTTAGGGACTGTTCCAATTCCAAACTTTTTTCTCATTAGTAATATACTCTTCTAGGTTTCTCTGCCTTTTGGTCTACGTAATCTTCAGGGTGACCGATCAGACCGCCCTGTCTGAATCGCATAATTGCTTGTGTCGTAGAATCCACAAGGTCATCATGATCGCCATATGGGAACGATGCACATTCCTCAATGACCTCCTCAGCAAATTTTTGCTCAGGAGCCCATATCATACCAGATTCGAACAAAGGTGCAACTGCATTTACACGAGCGTGCTTGTCGTTTCCTTTTGATGGTGTGAAGTTTACCACAGGTATATCCATTCTTCTAAGCTCGTATGTTAGAGGTAGACCTGATGCTTTTGCTTCAATAATTACAGATTCAGGTTTCCAATACTCGTATTGTTCAAGGGCCAATCTACGTAACTCAGGGAACTCGTATCTACCTTTGATAGCATCTAACAATATAAGATTAGCTCCTTCATCCTCACTAGGATAGAATATACCCCATGTGGTGATGGCTGAATAATCTGCTGTTTCTTTTTTAAGAAACGCTGTGTCATAAGACTGTATGACATGTGATAGTTGCGGTATATCTTCTGACGTGTAAGTTCTCCACCATTCACGTTTTAATATTGCACCTTCCTCTGCTGTTGGATTTTGCATCCACTGCGCGTTCCATTTAGCAACGGGCAATGTTGCTTGAACCTTTTCTAATTCATCTAGCTTCCAATACTCCGGCCACACTGGCTTGGGCCGTGTTCCATGATCCATGATCGCTGGAAACTCGACCACGTGCCATTGATCAGCTTTTGGCTCTGATTGATTTTTAATTAACATACCTGTTAGATCTTTTGTTGACCAACGTGTCATAACCATAATTATTTTACCACCAGGTTGTAAACGTTGACGTGGTCCTGACGTATACCATTCATAGGCTGACTCTAATGCAGTCTTGGACATTGCATCTTGCTCACTGTGTGGATCATCAATAATCAAGAGGTCCGCACCACGGCCCGTGATTGCACCACCAACACCAGCTGCAAAGTATTCACCACCATCAGATGTCTCCCAACGTCCCGCTGCTTTACTATCCTCTTGTAATCTTGTTTTAAAAATTTTTGTATAATTTTCTGAGTCGATAAGATTCTTTGCCTTACGGCCAAATCTTATTGCAAGTTCTGCTGTATGTGTTGCTTGAATAATCTTGAGCTTAGGATCCCTACCCACCATCCAAGCCGGAAGTAAGTATGAGGCAAACTCCGACTTAGTGTGTCTTGGGGGCATATTAATAATTAGCCGGTTTATTTCACCCGCGGCTAATTTATTAAATTTATCTGCGATGTGTCTGTGGTGGGACCCCTCTACAAAATCTGGCCACACACATTTCACAAAAGATAGAAAATCTGTTTTAGCTTTATTCTGTATCTTTTTTTCTGCATGCAACACTTGAAGCTGTTTAAAGGTCTTTCGCACATCTGCAGGTAATTTACTTATGTCAACCTGATTCAAGTCCATGGTACCAATATGTTTTCAGTATACACGAATGTGTAAATTAAGCAATACAACCTATAGTAGTGGGACCCCTTTTTGTGTTTAAGGGGGGTAGGGTCTATTTATTTATTGATTTTTGGATTTGGTTTGGGACCCCTGGCCCGGAGGGCCAGGGGTTAGGAGTTAATCTAGTAATGTCATGTATTGTTTAGGAAAGTATTTAATAAACCAGTCTAAACCTTTTCGATGGTCATCCCATTGTTTTAACATCTCTGAACCCATGATTACATCATAGACAGCGACAGCAAATGCAGGGAGTTTAGCCTTCTCTCCATTAAACCTGTTAGAGATTTCCTCTTCTGCCGTTGGGTCTTCAGGTAAAGACACAGCAAAAGGAAGTTTATATACTTTGTTATTATATGTTATTTCTTTCATAACTAGGACTATATAGGATAAGCCTATTAATGTCAACCCTGGACAACGCCCTGGCCCGGAGGGCCAGGGTACAAGGAGCTAGTGTCTTGTTTGTTTATCTCTATTAAAGACGCTGTCTAGTGTAATACCTTTTTCCATAATCATATCTATTAAATCTGGTAACACTAGTATTGACATAATAAAAGCCATCTTCTTTGCGCCTAGGTTCTTGTGTAAATATTCAATTCGTCTGCCACCCTCTATATTATCATCGCCTGCGTTCCAAATATATAAAGCGCTGTGAATTATTTCTGGTGTAAAGTGTGGTGGAAATTTTACCTGACCATCAGTCCAATCTTTACCGAAACTAAAATTACTTTTTTTCTTACTCATTTCTGCCCTCCATCTGTGGAAACATATAGAACCACTTAACTGTAAAAAAGCCTGCGATTATTAAACCTAAAGTAAAATCAAAATGGATTGCAATAATGCAACCCAAAATAATTATTGCAAAGTGCAATGCAAAGTAAAATGCTTTCAACATTAGTGCCTCACTTTCCAACTTGTTGTTGCTGTTCTATACCCGTGTGCATCTAGATCATAAT